TTAATAGATTACTTAAATAAAGAGTCTTCACCGAAAAAAAAGAAACACAAAGTAATTAAAGAACTAGAACGCAGAGGAATCAATCTCGTATGGAAATAGATCAAGAGAAGTTAAACATGCAGGTGCATAATCTTCCTGCAGTGATTATGTTAGAATGTCAATTACCAGACGAAATAGTATCTAATTTAAACGAATACTTAGACGAATATAAAGAAACAGCAGAGAAGAAATCACTTGCAGGCACATTGGTCGGACAAATACATCAAGGCGAACAACTCCTCATGGATCACACACATCCATTATTGATGGACTATTATCGCTTTATAACATCAATGGGTGCAAATTACGTCAATGCATTTATGAATATTACAGGCGCACAGTTTGAATCACGTACAATAGACATCGATGAACTGTGGTCCGTACACAGCTTTGAAGGAGACTACAATCCAATACATGATCACGGCACTAAAACACTTATGGGAATCAGCACAACTTGCTGGACGATGGTTCCAGAACAAATAGGAAAGTTTGGAGAAACACAAAAAGACAACGAAAGCAACTACAGCCTATACAATGACTCAGGTGCTTGCGATGGATTCTTGGCTTTTACTTATGGTCGTAACGAGATTATGAATACCGAAAGACTACGACCACCGCAATCAATTACATTACAACCTAAAGTCGGCAGACAGTTGATGTTTCCTTCGTGGATGCAACACATGGTCTATCCGTTCTTTGGTGAAGGAGAAAGGCGAACTGTCGCTGCAAACTTGAATTGCT